CCGGTGCACTCGCTCGCGACGGCTTCCGCACGGCCAAGGGCGCCGGGAATGAGCGCGTTGTCGTAGGTGTAGGCTTGCGTGCCGTATGGATTGACGCCACTCATTTTTTGTTGCGCAGAAGCGCCTCCGCTATTTCATACATTTGGCTGTCGGTGCCGGTGCTCTTCATCTGATTGACCGCCATCAGAACGAAGCGACAGTTGTCGGGGACATAGCCGTTGGCCGGAACTATTTTATCTATCGAAGGCGAGAAAGGTCCGTGACGGCCCTTGCCCACTTGAGACCGAAATGCGAGCTTGGTCAGTTCGCATAGCCCGGTCCAGCGCGCTTCGGCCCACGCCGTGGTCAGGGCGAAAGGAATGCCTTGCTTTGCCGCACGCTTTTTGGCGCCGTTAATGAGATATACGAACGGGCGCCGCCCGTAGCATGTTTGTGTGTATTGTTTGACGCGCGCGCTGTTTTCCGACCTCCATGCGTCGGTACGAGCGCGCACCGTCTTCCGGTTTTTCGCGTACCACGCACGATTGTAGCTTCGACGCTCTTCCAAGTTCATCGTTGCAACCTCCTGATGTCATAATACAAGTTCAAACCTTGTAAGACAAATGGCGAGTCTACTATCGCCTGGTGGAAGATCAGGAAGCTGATGTTGATGCCGGTGCCGCCGAGCAATGCCCGCGCCGTGGAGATCGCCTGCGCGTCCCAGTAGAACTGATTCCAATTGATACTGTCCCAATACCCACCTCCGCCGAAGACGGTGTTGGCTACGATGTTCGTGGCCTTCAGGTTCTGGATGGCGCTGTTCACCGACTCCGCGCTTGAGTAGCTCAGGTCGTAGGCGAACTTGAGGGCGATATTGGCAGTAGCGTTGATTTCCAGATCGGCTCGCCGGAAATACTTTCGTATAGAAGGCGACCCGATGTTATTGAACGCGAGTCGTACGTAAGAGGTAACGGCGGTGCCGTCGAAGGAACCACCGACCCCGTCGTGGTATACAAACCCGTCACCATTTGAGAGTCCAAGGAAGCGCACCTCCGCGTTGTTCTGATCCTCTGAGTTGAAAGCACAGTAGACGGCCGTCGGGTAGCTGGCGTAGCCGAACTGCGCCGTCACACCGCTCTCGATCGCCGACCACGCCTTGTTCTGCTGTCCCAAACCGGGAACGAACATGATGAGCGCGCTGCCGTCGTTGAAGAAAAAGCGGACTTGGTTGCTAGCCCGGACGATTGTCGAGTCGGTGAAGTTCGGGCGCAGCGCCGTGATGATAGGTTGGATCAGCTGCGAGACCGTGGCGCCGACGAAGTTTCCGTAGGACTGCGTGCGCGCAAGGGACGTGATCCCCAGATTATTGATCGCGTAGACCGTGTCGAGCAACTGTCCTGAGTAAAGGACCGCGCCAGCTTTTTCCGCAACCAGCGACTGAACGAAGTTGGCATCTGAGTTCCCTGATAGCGCGAACGAAGCGTGCTTCGTCGGCAGAATGAGGTTGGGCCCGACGATGCTGAACATGCCGGTGAGCTCATCCCCGACGCTGAACTCCTGAGCGCCCAAGAATCCATTGAACTGTAGCGGCGACCCGGCGACAGACTGAAGGTACTGTCCGCCGGGTATGCCGAGGAAGAGGAACCCCTGGTATGCGTTGATCAGGAACGGCCACGAGCCGGCGCCCGGCTGATTGGGGAGCGGGGTCAGCGGCATGAGGATCGGGCAGACGAAGTTGTTCTGATCGATCTGGAATGCCGGTCCCTGCCCGCTTACGCCGTAAACGTTATACGAAGTCGTCGTACCGTAGAAGTTGGCATTGATGAACCTGAATGGCTTGACCGTGGTGCTAGTGCCGACCGTAACCGGAAGAGAGAACGCGGTGCCGGCGGCGGCGGCCGTGCCCCACGCGGTGCCGACGCCGCCGATGACCGTTCGCAGGACCTCGTTGTTCTGGAACGGGCCGTTGATGATCCCGCTCAGGGCGATGTACCCGACCGTCGTGTCGTGCGAGATGGCGTACTGCAGCGTTCCTGTCGCGGAGCTGGTAGCGCCAACGACGAGCTGGTTCTGCGTCGGAAGCTGCGCGGGGGCGTTTACCGTGAACATGGTCTCGGACGCCACCGGGATCGACGGCGCTACGCTCAACTGATACTGGCCTGTCTGCCCAGTAGCCGTGCCGAGCTGCTGTACGATTACCGCACCAATGGGCACGAGCCCGGTGTAGTCCCCCAGTGTTCCGCCGGCGTAGATGGTGCCGCTCGACATCGCCGTGACGTTGAGAAGCCCGGTCTGGTCGAGCGAAGCGGTAAACTGCGCCGCCTGCACAGTCGAGAGCAACCCCTTGTAGTAGACCGTGGTCGCGAAGCTCGAGGTGCCGAGCCGGGCCCACCCGGTTCCCGACGCCATCCAGAGGCCCGCCGCCGAGGCCGTGTTCGTTCCGCGGATGGCGAAGGTAGTAGTGTTCAGGCACCAAGCGCCGAGGATGTTGCCGGTCCCCGGAACCACACCGATCTGCTGCCGGTAATAGTTCTGCATCCCGTAGATGAATTCGCTCTGGTACGTATACCCGTCGGTCCCGGTGGAGCTGCCTGGCGAGAAATTGACAGACGGCGCCGTGACTATCGTGCTGGTTGAGCTGGTCGTGCCGATGTAGAGCTTCTCGCCCGTAGCGAAGGTGCCTGACACGTTCGTGATGCCAAGCCAGCTGGTGCCTGACACGGTCACCGCGGCAACGACGATGCACGTCGCGCCGGAGGTGACTCCGGTGCCGGGCTGATAGCAGTTGGGATTCGTCGTTGTGCTCGTGCCGATGCCGATAACGCCGGAGAGCGAGCCCATGACAACGCCGTAGCTGGTCCCGGCCGAAGGGGCCGCGCGCCCGTCGAACCGCTCGTAGCCGTCGATGCGCCGGTATCCGCCGTTGTACCACGGCTCGTAGTTGACCATCGCGAGCGCGAAGCCCGGATCTATGGAGAGCGCGGGCGTGACGACGTCCAGCCCTCCGTTGAATGGGTAATACAAACTCTTTGTTGATGGTTTTAGCTGGCCGGAAGCCATTAGTAGCTTCCATCCCAGTCCGTATGGTCGTACCCGCTACCGTAGTCAGTGGTGATCTGGATGCTGTTGCCTTGCTGGCGACGGCTGTTCTTGCGGTTCGGCAGCTGGTCATTCTCAAGCGCGGCGAGCAGGCCGTTGTTCTGGTGCAGTCCGGAGTCATCGAGCGCGCCATAGATTTGCATCTTGGCGTTCGCCGTCTGCTCGGGCGCATTTTCAAATAGGCCGTACTTCATGCGCGCCCATTCGACGATCAGCCGGTTGGCGAAGCGCGCGGGGATGTTGGAGACGTCGGAGTCGTTCTTCAGATCGTACGGCACCGATCGGTACTCGGCGTAGCACTGGTAACTCTGGTCCGGAATCATGTCGAACCGGAAGGTATTGTCAGGCATTACGATCACACGCCACGGCTGGTTGAAGCTTGTGGTGTTGAAGATCACGTTGCGGACTTCCTGCCATTCCGCGGTTATGAGGTTCTGCGGTGAGGAGGATCCTGCCGGGTATATGAGAAAGCTCTTCCAGTCCCACTCCGCGAGATCCGTCGGGAAGGCGCTTATCGCGCCGCCCGAGGTCGTGAAGATGCCGGTCTGGTTCTGAGTGCCGGTGTAGAAGGTCAGCGTCTTGCGCAGCCACTTCCAGTCGACCCAGATGTTCTGGATGTCGAGCTCCGCGTCGTGGATGTAGTTCACGAGGCGCAGGATTTCGCCGGTGGCCGTGGTGGTGCTCGGGATCGCGGCCGTAGGCGATCCGCCCGCGGCACCCACCTCGCGATACAGATCCTGCACGAGCTGCAGGAAGGTCTTGGCGACAACGGGTGTGAGGGCCATGGCTACTCCGCGAGCGCCTCGGCGTGCAGCGCCGCGGCGTTCTCTCTTGCGTTATCGATGACCTTCTGTGGGACGGGCGGAGGCGCGCCGCGGGGCGGCTTCCGCACGGCCGCCGCTTTGGCTCTCTGCCGGGCCAAGTACGTCTTGTGCTCGCGCAGCTGCTCTGGCGTCAGCTCGGGCGTCCAGAGGCACCGCTCAGCCTCGCCGAGGAAATCCCCGCCGGGGCTGAACAGCCACTTCAATTGGACGCGCTGGTTGTTAGAGAGCGTCGCGAACGGACGCTCCGGATCGAAGACCGGGTCTGCCGGCTTCGGGTCCGCTTTGGGCAGCGCAGCCGCGAGTTGGGCCAGCCGCTCCTGCACGTAGGCCGACTTCGGCTTCGCCACAGAGGCTCCTTACATTTCTTTCTTTCCGACGCCCTGCCCCATGGGCCGGTCGCCGAAACAATCCTCGTATCCCAAGTCTACCGGGTTCGCCGTCGGGCTCATATGGGGCGTGGTCGGAAGACCATACCCTTTGTACAGCTCCTTCGACTTCGGGCCATCCATGCCGTACTCGAAACCCTTAACGTAGTGATCGGGACCCCACTCGCAGTGGTTGTCCGCATTCGAGAACCGTGCGTCGCGAGGCATCGGACGCCCGCGCTTATCGCCGCGGGGAGCCAGAACCTGTGAGCGCATGGTGTTCTCGAAGCGCGTGTTCATGCTGTCGCAGCCGTTCACGCCTTCTTTCAAGTCCTTCCGACTGTGGAACTCGTCCTCGGTCACCCCTGCGTCGGGGCACCGCATCTCGTAGTCGGTCGGAGGAATTCGCATCGCCATGAGGTCTCCTTAAGGAATCCCCGGGGCGCGAGCCCCGGGGGTGTTCCAGATTAGAACTCGCCGATGTTGAACTTCTTGCCCTTGCCAGATACCGCCATGTTGACGACGCGGCCGGTCTTGCGCTCAGGCGCATTCCCGGTGAACGAATCGACGTCATAGTTGTACTCGGGCTCGACTTCATCCGGGTTGATTGTCTCCCGGGCGCTCACACCGTCCTCAAGACCGGCCTTCTCCTCCTCGAAATGCCCACCACCGTAAGTGATGGACGGAGTCCCAAGACCGTGCTGGTTCTGCTTCTCCTCGGACTCAGTCTCCGAGTGCTTCCCCACGATGCCCTTACCGAACTCGTCCCCGCCGCGCTTTCCGAGGCTGATGACGTCCCGGCCATTCTTTGCGATTGCCATGTGTGCTTCCCCCTTAGTTCGTGCTGTCCCAACAGAAGACACGCACACCGCCGGTGTTGCCGTAGTTCACTTCTGTGTGGGCCAAGCCGAAGGCCAGTTCAGCGTACCAGGCGATACCGCGCGAGCGACCGTAGTCGGTCGGGATCTTACCGCGGATTTCCTCGGGGATCGCGAACACCTCAGCGACGGTGTCCGAACCGAAGAAGAAGCCACGATCGTTTCCGTTGGCCGCGTTGCTCGCCCAGACCGCGCCGCCCGCTGTCAGAGCGACAGGGACGTTGGTCTGCTCGACGTACCGAATGCCCTCATAACGGCCCTTCTCGCCGTTCATGATGACGTGCCAGCCTTCCGGCGTGTACTGGTTGATGGTCTCCAGCGTGTTCTTGAACCCGCGGAGCGGGGTCGGACGGAAGATGGCGATGTAGTTCACGCCATCGAACGTCGGGACGTTCTGCTCTGCGAGATAGTCCGCTACGGCCTTGGCTGACGTGTTCGTCAGGCCGGTGCCGGTGGCGGTCACGGTTCCGTTGGTCACAACCGTCAGGAGCGTTCCGCTCGAGTTCGGGGTGATGCGGACCGGGGTGGCGTTGAACTGGTTGTAAGCGGCGGTGTCGAGCACCTTACGCGCATCGTTCTTCAGCACCCGGTGGATGATCTCGGTCACCGGCTGCTCGGACAGATCGTCGAGCTTCTTGGTGAACGGGACGCTGTTGCCATACTCAGTCACCACTGCCGCGGCCTGAGAGATGGTGAAGTTGGTCTCGGGCATCGGCTGGTTTTCGACCAGCGCTCCGCCTGCCTGAGCAACGTCGCTATACACGTTCCAGTGGAACGTGTCGCCAATTCCGAGGCCGAAGGCCTCTTTGGCGTCGCAGAACTGACGGAAGCGCACCATCGGCTGTACGGCCGTGCGCAGCTTGCGTGACAGGTTCGGCGACCACATGAATCCACCAAGTGCGTTGGTGGACCAAACTTGACCAGCCATTCAATGTACTCCTCTTGTGCTAGCCCATCCCCCGGCTTCTGCGGATCTCCGCCACTATGTCGGCGGGGCTTTGCTCTTTCTCCGCATCCGAAGGAGCCGCCGGACGCACCGTTCGCGCCTGCGGCATCGGGACTAGATTCTGTTTCCGTGCCTGATTACTTGTCGTCGGCTTCGGAGCCGCGCCCGTGCGCGCACCGAGAGTCTCGAGCCAAGCGCGGGTCTGTTTCCCCGCTTCGTTCATGACCTGACCGGGCGTCCATTCAGGATGCTCTGCCGCGATCACTTCGCTTTTTCTATCGGCCAGGTTAAACAGATCGGAGTCGCCAGCAATCTCTGGGTAGTCTGAAGTGAACTGATCGAAACCAGACTTCAGCGCCTTTTGAGTGTCGCGTTCAACAATCGTCTTCACTGCCTCGTCGCGCGCCTGAGCGACCAAGGCGTTCACGTCGATCTGGGGCGTTGAAGCTTGCCGGATCTCACGGAACGTCTGAGCCATCTTCTCAGCCGCCTTGTCCTCGGTCTCTGTCACGAGACTCCGGACCAGCTCGTTTGCGAGCTTGCGATCGTCGAACGCCGGCGTCGGTTGGACGCTTGGATGCTGACGTCGCTTGAAGGTCTCTTCGTTGTTACGAAGAGCCGCTTCTCGCGCTTCGAGCTGCTTCCTCTGCTCCGCCACCTGCTGCAGCCGGATGTCGGCCGCCAGATGCTTCTGGAGCTGAGCGCGGGCGGCCTCGAGAGGGATCAGCTTCTCTTGGCCGTCCACCAAAGTCTTGAACATCGGCTTGCCCTGTACCTGGACGACGTAATCGCCCAGCGGGTCCCCGCCCTTGTTGCTAACCCGTACCGCCTCGCGAGCAACCCTTTCAGCCGCGTCAGCTCTCGGTTTAGCCGGTTCAAACGTCTCGACCGGCGTCGGATCGGCCGACGGATCGATCTCTTCCTCACCCGTAGGCAGGTCGGCGGCGATCTTCTCGCCGCGGGCCTCCTTGGCCATCTGCACCGCAAGGGCGGCGGCGCGGGGGTCTACGTCCGCAGACGCAAGGTACTCCTCGGAGTCCCGCTCCCGCGCGGCGTCGCGCTTCGCGTCCAGCCGGGCGAGCATCTCCTCGCGCTCAATGAGCTTCGGGTCACGGCGATCTTTGGGCGGGGCGGCGGCGGACGCAACATCTGCACCGCCAATATGTGACGTATTGGTAGGTTCAGCCATGGGATTCTCCTATTTTCGGTACTCTTCAAGCTCTTGGGAGGCGGCATCGCCCTCCAAGATGGCCTCGGCAAGCCAGTTAATGAACGCGCGGGCTACAGCCGCGCGCTCCCGAATCTGCCTCAACTTGTTGCGGCCGCGGAAGTGCGGCCAGGCGTCGGTGTCGACCGCCAGCGCGTCGATTTCCGCCTGTTGGATCATCTGCTTGGCCCGGTGGTGCAGATAGCGCCCCACGGGGTGCGAGCGCAGGAACTCCCTCGCGTCTTCGCCAAGCGTGGCGACCGCGAAGAGCTCGCGCTCCTTATCGTCGATGAATTCGATCTCCTGTTTGGCCGCCATAACGGTAGGCCCCTTTCAGCTCGGGTCTCGAGCTATTTACCGAACTTGTTTCCTTCGCGTCCGAAAGCCGAATTCTTGCTCGTCGCCGGGTGGCGCTTGTGCGCCCCCTTGGCATACCCGTGCGCCTTCATCTTGTCCGAGAACGACTTCGCGTGCTCGGGCAGCTTCGTCGGGCCTCGAGCGTGATCGGCGGCGGAGAAATCCTCCCCTACCGATTTCGGGATCCCGATGGTCGACTTGCCCGCGGCAGCCGCGTGCATGGCTCGCTGCTGTGACCTACTCACGCTCGGCACGGATGGGCCTCCTTCCACGTTCGCAACGTGGCCTCCGCTTGATCTTTCTTTTCGGGAGTCAGCCACTCCCACACCATAGCGACCAGGGCTTGTACTTTTACAAATCCGCAAATCTGAAATTGAAAAGCTGGACTGCGATTCGGCCGTCTGTCACATAGCGGATGGATCGTTCCGGCGTCAAAAATTTTCTGCAGCCGCAGCAGCATCTCTGGGACTGCGCCGTCCTTGGACGCCTGCCCGACAGAAAATCTCACTCCAACAGCAGTACCCTTGCGCGTGCTAGTGCGATTCACGTATACGCCGCCTTCGCCGCAATGAATCCCTGCAACCCACGCTAGTTCCTCTCGGGTCGGAGCTCTCATATCTTCCCTACGCCCGGCGCGTAGACCCCCGGGTCCCCCGCCTTGGTGTTGGCCATGCCCTGTGGCAGCCGGACCCGCATCTGTGCGGCCGGATGGATCTTGGTCGCGACCTTGGGCGCGTGGAACTTCGGCATCGTTGGCATCTTCCCCATCTTCATCGCTTGCCTCCCGCCCCCGGACGCGCCGCGCCGCCCGCCATGCTGCGGCCTATGGCTGCGGACGGGTGGAGCGCGTTCGCCTTGTAACTGTTGCCCGGGTTCCCCGCGTTGGGGAGCGGGAAGCTGCCGGGAATGCCTGGTGCAGTCTGCGGGCCCATTTACTTCAGGATCACGTCGCCGATCGGTGCGCCGTAGCTGTGGCCCCCGACCGACGATGGATGGATGTTCGCCGGCGCGGGCCGGGGCGGCACCATCGGCCCCTTGGCTCCGCCGTCATTCGGCCCTTGGCGGCTGCCCGCCATGCGGTCGACCGACTCCTGCGCGGTCTCGCCGCCGTAGGTCGGATTGCGTGGTTCTGCTTTGGTTGGATCGCTCATACCGGCTTATTGCTCCTAAATGTCGGCACTTACAAGTAACTACCGCCGTTTATGTGACTACTTCGGCGGAAAGCCCTTTCCCGGGGCCGGCTTTGGCTTTGAGGCCTCAACCGCAGCTTTGCGCGCGTCCGAAGCCCTCTGGTGTGCGGTATCCGCACGCTTCATGTTCACCTCGGCGAGGCGGTTGCCCTCTTTCGCGGCGCCGATATCGCGGATGGTCTTGTCCTTCATCCGGGCGATGTCTTCCTGCGTGGAGGTCTTCATGTGGCCGAGCAGGTTCTGGTTGTCGGTCTGCTTCATGCGCCATTCATGCTCCATGGCGGCGTGAGTCGTCTCGCGCTTGTCGCGCTGGTCGGCCTCGGCCTTGCGCTGCGCAATCTCCTGCATCTTGACCGCGACTTCAGGCGGCGGAGGCGGAGGCGGGGTCGTCTTCATATGCTCCTGGAGCTCTTGATCGTTCATGAAGAAGCGGCTGGCGTCCTTGTACCCGAGCGAGCCGAAGATCTCGTTTGCGATCTCCATGCTCTTCACCCGGCGCGCCATGTCCGGCAGCTGTACGACCTGCGTAACGCCGAAGGTCAGCTTCTGCACCCGCTTCACCGGGTCCGTGTTACCGATGCCGACGTTGATGGCGACGGACAGGTTCTGCTGCAGGATCCAGTCGGTTACATGGTTTCCGCCGTACTTCTGGAAGTACTGCGTGCCCTTGGCGGCGATCGCGAGAATCGTCTGATCGGTCTCGTACATCTGCTCGAGCCGGACGAGCTGCCGGAGCACCGGCTGCATCCACGTCTCGAAGAAGAGCTTGATGCCGTAGTCCTGCACCGCGCCCGCCGCGCCCTGCAGCACGTCCATGCTGCCCGCGCGATCCATTTGCTTGCCGCCCGCTGCGATACTAGACTGACCGAAACCACCTACGAGGTCATCAAGATCTTGCGAAAGTCGGTCCTGTTCCTGGTAAGCACTGGAAGTGACATCCGGTGTATTGATAACCTGAACGTCCTTCTCGGGATCGTTCGTCATTACGCCTCCACCAGGTACGTTGCGCATAAGCGCATCAAGATCGATCTGGCTGCCGCGGCGAATGAAATATCGCTTATTGAGGACCAGCCGGACATTATCAAGACGCTGGTTAGCGACGCTGTTAATTTCTTCCTGAAGCGGGGCTATCTGAGCAACATCCCCGTCCGGGTAATTACGGTGCGACTCCACTGCTGAGAATCCAACAACGAAGGGCCGCTCGCCCGGGCGCAGGTGGGGATACATCTGCGTCAGCGGAATCGGATCTGTCAGCACGAGCTGCGTGCCGAGCGTCCAAAAGGCCAGGTCTACGCCGCCCTCGCGGACGATGTTCAGGTGCGCCCACACCATCGACCATTCGTTGCTCGCCCTCTCGATCGTCGGATCGATGCGGTTCCGCCCCTCGCGGGCGCGCCGGGTGCGGTTGTCGACGTTCTCGCGGGAGCACGACAGGATCTGCTCGAGCGGGTACTTGCGCCACAGCGGCTGCCCCGTCTTCTCGTGCGTCTGATTCATCCGCTTCATCACATCGCCAGCGTACATGCCCATCAGGTAGCAGAGGTACGGGCTCGTCTGCGCGGGATTGCGCCAGTCGCACATCGGGTCGAAGAGGAAGCACTCCGGCGGGATGAGGTCCACGCACGGCATGTCGTACACCGCGCTTTCCTGCTCGGAGCCCATCGGCGTCTGCCCGTCGGGCGCCATGATCGGCTTGCCCTGATCGTCGAACTCCGGAACAACTTCCTTGACCGTCTCGTAGCGCCAGTACTGGTGCGAGATGCAGACGCCGTAGTTCTTGGTGTCCTGATACGCGCCCTGCGCGGTCACGAACCAGTTCCACGGAACCAGCTCAAGGCGGGTCTGCAGCAGCGCCTTGTTGATCGACGCCGATATCACCTGATTCTCGTTCGTCGGGTCGACCGCCTTGCAGTCGAGGTAGTCCTGCGTCGCGAACGCCGCGGCCGCGTGCGACGCTTCCGACGCCTTCACGTTGGCGCGGGTCTTGGGCCGGAAAGTGCGCGAGCGCTTCCAATCGCGCCGGGTGTAGGGCGAGGTCGGCCCGTGCTGCCCGTGAAAGTGGAAGAGGTTCCGTTCCCACCCGATGGTGATGTTGGCCTCCATGTAGTCGCGGGAGTTGTTGTAGATGTCCAGCGACTTCTGAATGCACCAGCCATCGGAGGGTCCGCCGGAACTCCCGGCGTCCTCGTTCCCGCGCCCATTGTTGCCCGGGTCGCCGCCGGCCGTATCGGGCACGACCATGGCGTTCAGGCCGTTCGTCGGCGGACGGCCGCCGTCTACGAGCGGGCGCTGTCCCGGAGGCAGGTCCGCCGCGGTGCGCGAGAACCCGTTGTTGGGGTCCGGTACGCGCGTTTCGTTTATCGACTCATCGCGCACGGTTAAAGCGCTCCACAAAGTCAGTCGCGTCCGGCGAAACGATGTTGTCCTGCACGTCCCTGTCAAAGGCCTCGAGCGTCTGCGGATCCAGGATCCGGCCGCGCGTCACGTTGTGCCGCTCGAGGATCTCTCCGGCCGCGCGGACGCAGCGCGGAATGATCTGCGCCATGTTGTCGCCCTTCATGTGCAGGCGATATCCGCGGGTCTTGGACACCGAGGGGCAGGAGATGATGATGGTCTTGTTGCGGGCGTCGCAATCGACGTTCCACTCGCGGACCGGGTATTTCTTCATCAGCTCGGTCCCGATCTGCTTCGCCATCCAGTACTCGAGGCGCATCTGATCTTCGTCGATGCCGCCGCGCTGGGGCGCGTTCATGTCCGTGATGACCCGGCCTTTGTCGCCGACGTAGAACCTCGCCTTATGCTGCTCGACCGCCATCTGGGCCTCCCTTCGGATTGATAGACTGACCTTTGGTCTTCTGAGCCTCGATCTCGTCGAAGACGGCCTGCGGGTAGATCCCGAGCAGCTTGTAGCCGTACGTCTGGGCTGTTGCCCTCGCGACCGCCGCGGCCTGGTCGACGTTATAGGCGCTGATCTGCTGCGTGTGCACGGCGGCGTACTCGGCGACGAACATTGGTAGCGGGTTGTGCATCACGACTCCGTCGGCTCGACGCTGTTCTCTTCTTCGGGCTCGAAGCTGTTGCGCACCAGGTCTCCAATCTCTTCCGCGTAGGTGTGCGCCAGTGCATCGCCCTCGTCGGGGGAGGCCAGCCCGCGCTTCTTCATATCCCGCTTCCGCTCCAGCCTAATACGCTCTTTTTCATCGAAAAAGTATTCGCGGCCGATTAAAGCGAGACGCATATCACCGTCTTTACTGGGGAGGTCCAGCCCCGGGAGGGCCGTCCGCAGCCGGTCCCACATCTCGGCGGTCTTGTTGTAGTAGGTGACTTCCTCGAAGGCCTTGGCGCCCCCGTTCACCTCGATGACCGCGTATCCCAGCATCTGGAGGCGGTCGACCACGCCGGCGCCGACCCCGACCCCGTCGACGAACACCGCCGCGGGCTTACCGTAATCCTTCATGCAGGCGATGATTTCCGCGGACAGCTCCATCGTGTTCAATTCTCGGTACTTGCGAATCTCGTGGACCTTGCGGCCCTGGCGTATTGCGATGCAACTCTTATCGTCGCCGTAGCGCGCGACGTCCACACCGAAGACAACTGGAAACAGGCACCAAGCTTCGTAGGGCAGCTCCTGAAGCATGGCGCGGTCCACCATCTCGGTAGACATGAACTGCATCGCTCCAAATCGGGGGAAGAGCCCAAGAATGCGCACACGCACAAAGTCCGAATCAATTCCGTAGGCCTCGATCCACTCATTGAGTTCCGCCTTGTTGGTCATCTTGGCCGTGCGACTGTCGATGTGCCGGCGGCCCCATCGCTTGCTGTCGTGCTCGAAGCAGTCCTTGAACCGGCCGGTGTTCTTAGTCGGGTTTCCGAACACGCACCAGATCGAGCGCGGATCGGTCATCGCGCCCTCGGTCACCTCCCAGATCTTGTCGGGGATCGCGGACGCCTCATCGAAGATGATCAGTTTGTATTTAGCGTGGCGGCCCGCGAATGCCTCGGAATTGTGTTCAGTGTTGGGCTCCGCCGAAACGAACCATGTCTCTGGGTCTTTAACATGCCAAAATTTTGTAGCTGACCATTT